TGAGAAAAATGGATATCAGTGCCGAAGCTTTTAATATTGCCATGATTTATGCGCCGGCCATTGCTTATATGGATAGTTGGGCCAAAAACCAAAATGTTGCTCGAGTTGTCAGAGAGAAATATGCCTCGTGGAACAAGATAATGTTTCGAGCTGGGGTTGCAGCGTCTCTAGTTACAATTGCTGGTACTACGGCTTTGATTTTATCAGGAGCCGCTGCTCTATCTTCAATTACATTTGGCTTAGTTCCCTTAGGTTTGTTTGCTGGTTACGGCCTCTGGAGGTTTTGGAAATACAAAAACAAGCATAAATTTAATCCCACCCAACATCAAATTACCCACCATACCGAGAATTCGAGAGCCGAGCTACCACCCCAGGATCCAGAGGCTAAAGTCTGGAGGAAGGAGGAAGATGGTAAGTATAACAAAATACAGGAAGAGGATAAAACTAAACCATCATTAGTGGCCACCGGACCGACTTTTCCCAGTAATAGGCCAGTTGTTTTTGCGACCAATTCCTTAAATGAGCAGAAGGCTCTCTGGAAGAGAGTTTTACATGCCAAGCCTGAAGGACCCCGTATACTGGAGTTCATCGCTTGGTGCAAAAATAATGCTACTGAGCTTTATGGCAAACCAATACATGTTGATTCCAACTTTTTCTTAACCTGGTTAAATAATTCGAATTGTTCTGCGGCCATGAAGAAAGTATTAATACAAATGAAATATGAATTAGATAAAGAAGGAATCGATGAACATTCTAAGTTAAGTATGGACCAATTGAGAATTTTTACCACCAGGCGTTCTTTCGTTAAATTAGAGAAAATTTGGATCCGCGCCTGCTGGAAGAAGAAGAAAGATAAGTTTCCAAGACTCATACAAGGTGCTCACCCAGCCATGGTGGTGTTGTGTGGTCCGTGGTTCAGCGCTTTACAAGGGGTGATGAAGGATAGATTGAAAGGAAAGAGAAACTTCGTGTTTGCTAGCTCGCTAAAGCCCACCAAAGTTGCCAGAGAAGTTGTAGGCCCAGAGGAAGAACCAGCCGAAAATACTCAAACACCATTGTTCTCTCAGATATTCGATAATGACATAGGAGGATATGATCTCTGTATCAGTAAAGCCCTTTGTGAATTTGAGGTGTGGTTTGCCAAGCGCTTTGGGGCTCCTAGAGCAGTCATAGATTTAATGTTAGCTAATATATATACTCATGGAACCACCAGCAGAGGGTGGGCTTATAAGGTCCCAGGAACTAGAAAATCGGGAGATTTGTGGACTACTTTATTCAATTCAATAATAAATGGATCAGCTCATACTTTCATATTTTGTGACCAAA